AAAATCTATTTAATTAAGGAATTGTCCTAATCTTCCAGGACCTGAGGTTCCGTACTCATATAATGGTGGTTGTAAGGTAGTATCGGGAGGTGTTGGGGGAATCGCTGCTAAAGATTTAATCCCGGAAAGTCCTAGACTGTTATAACTTTTGGATCCTTGGGCGCTTCCTAGGGATATAGCGGTAATACCTGCTACCGAGTTAGCTCTGGCTATTGAAGCACTAATTGAGGATGGGGACGGTAAATACGTGAACATACTAGCTATATGTTCAGAAGCACCATCTACAACTAAATTATGATCCTCGAAAATAATATTATCATTTTCAATAGATCCGTTATATATTTGTATGTATCCGTCCATTAGTCATCTGCTATGTTAAATATGATTCCGCTGAGTGCGGTGTCGGCTGCTAGCCCTGTTGCAACAGTACCTGAAGATTGTAATCCGTATGTAAAAGGATCATCTGTTCCTAAAGGTTCTAAGTAATAACCTCTAGAACCTCCACTAACTCCAAATATACCACTTGTTATAGATGCTTGCGCAGAACCTAAAGTAGCTACTCTAGTTGCGTTACTGCTCGCCATTGTGTTAAAGTGAGAATATATAATTTTTAATTCTTTTTCAGTATAAGATATACCTTCATTTGCTGAGGCTTGTACTCCCGAAACTCCAGAAAATACGGAGCTTGATAAAACCCCACTAACATTAGCAAAATCCCTAGTAACACCTTTTCCAAATTTAAAATTATCTAAGGTTAAATCACCAAAATCAGAGGTCAGTCCCTGCCTACAGAGGGAGTCTATAATAACACTTTTAATGCCCTTAATTTCATTTCTACTTACTACAGGTGCACATCCATGTAAAAACGGTACTCTACATGGGTAAGTAGAAGATACTGCAACTCCTTCAAAAACTGCAGAGGTATCGACTAGATCTTGNCGTCCAACCGGTAAGTATTCCTCCGTTCCTGGATATGTATCTGTTCCCGAAAAGAGAACAGTTATTGCTGAAACTGCTATATCGTTAGATGCGTCGTATACCCCACTAAAGGATCCGGAGGGGGAAAAGTATGCCCCTGAAGAAAAGTTATATCCTAATGGTATAAATTCAGAGGTATTCATAATTAACCCGTCATACGAAGATGCGGACCCTACTAATCTTGCAGCCTTAGGTACAGGCATTGCCTTTCCAGATCTATTGTATACGTTAAAAGTATTTAAATACCTTAAACTTCTCCTACGCCCGGAAGATCTAACCCTATCCGCGTGTGAAGTAATTATGTAGTTTGCAGACGTATCAATACTAGAGGTTGAGACGCTACTAAGAGATATACTTGAAGGTACTAGATTAGTTAAAATATAATGGTCGAAATCTCCACTAGGAGATAAATCAAATGTATTTATTAACCCTATCGCACATATCCGAACATCCCTATTAACATTTAATTCATAGGCTTCCGCATTATTAAAAATCTTAGCTATAACGTGAAATGGTAAGAAACTTCTAAAGACTTGTCGAATAGTATCTATGACCTCTGCTTTCTTAATACGGGTAGCATCTACCGAGTAGTTAAAATCATTTAGATAAACTTGAGAAGTTATTACTGAACTTTTAGACATCCAATAATCAAGTAAACCTAGCTTAGAGGAATCTTTAGTTACGCTTAGCGAGCTAAAGTTTAAAGGTGGGCTATACCCACTAGTATAGAATTTCCATTTTCTATTCCAATGTCCCAGATAAAGGGAACCTGATCTAATATCATCTTTAATAAGTATTGAAGATAAATCTGCTACGTATTCTATTGGAATGTCTAACCCTCCTCTTGGTGAGTTTACCGCAGACGAGTCTACGCTTGCGGTTAGAATATCGTTTAGGATCTTGATCTGAGTCTTCGTTACATATGTATTATCGTAGAATCTATCATTCTCCCATGGGGGTACTGGGCAATTAGGAGTTTGACGATGGTAAAATCCGGGAAAGTATACGTTAGTAGGATCCCAAGAACTTAAATCAAACTTTACATTATTGAAGTAAATACACCCACCTTCTTTACGAGTAGGGGATGGGGGTGAGTTTTTATGTAATATCTCTAATACGTAATCAGTAGCAGCTCTATAGTTTAAATCTAAATTACCTGTAGAATACCTTTCTGGAGATATACCTCTAAATACGTCAGGTCCAAAGCTACTATTATTCAATACTTTAGATTCAGTGGCAATTAAATAATATATCATTCGAGGGAGGAACATTTCCCATACCTCTAAAATTTGATTTTTAGGTACAATATCAGGATCAGAAAATACTAATTCTAAAGCTTCTTCAAGTGCCTTCCTAGTTCCCTTACCTTTATAAATATAAACAGCTTTCCTAAGCTGGGCTCTCCAGCGGTCTATATCTCCGGTCATTAGTTTCCAACCTATTAAAGATGCTAAGTGCTGTAGAAATTGAGGAGGGCATCTTTCTATATCTACTAAATCTTCTAATTCTTCTATGGTTGTATTTATATCATAAAATCCGTAACTTAACGCTTGTAAGAATTTTGTAAATGCTCCATCCTCTACCATACGAGGAGTAAACTCACCATTAGCAATAAATAAAGATAAGTAGGTATCAATCGTCTCAGAGTCTGTATCATGAGGATTATACCATATCTTNAGAAGGGTTTCTAACCTATCTCTGTTTTGAGTTCCTGAAGTAGAAGTTCCTGCTGAAGTTTGGAAGTTACTTCCCGCTAANTGAGTAGGGATACAATCAGAAGCTAAAGCGAAAGCCTCTCTGTTATCCCAAAGATATCTAAACACAGTAGGAATAGCATCTTTTTCTACAAGAGTCTCTCCTTTCCATAACCTTCCTAATTCAGAAGTTACGCTAGATGAAGGTGCAGTAGATGCTGTTGCATGTGGTATTGAATTTAATACGTAATACCATGAAAGAGTATCCAGTAAGTATGCATGAGTAGTAGCGGCATCTGAAACAGATGAGGTTACTAAAGTATTTACTCCATTTATAAACTCAGTAGATGGAGAGTCTAGAACAATATGAGGAAGTAATATGCTGGATACATACCCTTCAAACTCTTTTTGGCTTTGGAAATCTGAAAACGATTTACCTAAAGGCTTTAAAATTTTATGCTCGAATATGTAAGGTCTTATATTAGTTAATTCATTACGCAGAGTTAACCTATGCTGTAAAGTTGAAGTATCAAAATTAGCATCCGGAAATATATCTGAGACGGTGTCTGTGAATTTTAGAATCTTTCCTAAAGTGCTATACAGGATATCCTCTGTATTACCATAGATTGCGTAATCTGTATCATGGTATAAATCAGGAGTTAAAGATTTTACTACATCAATATAGTTATGTTGATGAAATTTCTTATCGGGTAACCCTTGGCGTCCTAATCCTTGTTTTCTTACCATTGCACTTATACGTATTTAACGTCTATTTCTATATTGTTTAATTGTAGTAGCTCATTAAAATTTAAGGAAATGTTATTTTTAATATTATCAATAGATGAAAATCTAACTTCAGGAATATTAAATATAGCCTTGTTTAAATCGTTTACATGCATAACTTCTCCAAAATCTCTATTATTTAAATCGAAGAAGGCAAGTATATTATTAGCTGCTTTTCTTTTAATATCTTCCTCATATAATTTATGAGGACTATCTAAAAATAATGTACATTTCAAATCAATGGTTCTTACTAGACCATCTACAATAGTTAATTCGTCTGTAATCATCTTATACTTATTAAGATACGTTAACAATTCTCTTTTGTAAGCTATTGAAGCTCTTTCAACTTGTGATTGATATCCTTCTACTTCAGCTGCGAATGCTACAGTGTAAATATCTATCATGTTACCTCCAGCTCCTGAATTCCTAAGAACTGCGTAAGCTTTACCCGACTGCCCAGCTTGGCTTGTAAAATGATTAGCAAAGGCGGTATAGTCTTCTCCTGTAACAGCTCTGTACTGAGTTTTGAAAAAGTAAGGACCCCACTTCTTAGCATGCTCTACTGTTTCTGATTTTAAACCACCAGTAGCCATAGTAGGGTTAGTTACGTCTACTGAAATAGGGGTTGATCCGTTAGTTGCAGGTATTTTAACGTTAATAGTATTTGATACTATATTACCTCTGTCTCCCCCTCCTACTCTATAAAATACAGTGTAGCTCTTACCTGCTGTAGGAGATTTCCCTCTTATATCATCCCCAAAATTTAGTTTTGCGGAGTAATCATCAGTATACGTTTTACTGAAGACTTTATCAGTAGACTCTGCTAAGAATAAATTTTCAATTTCATTATAAACTACTCCATCTGTGTGTAGTATAAGACTACCCTCTACAATCGAAGGGTCCCTTAGTGTAATGGTTTGAATTGTATCCGTATTTGAAAATACTCCTGTTTGTGATTTTAATTGACCTTCTACTAAAATTAAATTAGAAAAAACTTTTCCCGATTCGTTTAATGATTCTGCTTGGGTAAGAGATATATTTATACTTTCCATATCTATGTCTCCAGTACCATCTACAGCGTATAAGGTAAATGTAAGTTGTCCGGAGTCTTTATTGCTTGCTACAGAGAAAGATCTATCGGCTGCTAATATAGAAAGTTCATTAGGAGATTCTATTACATCATCATCTTCTAGAGTTAAAGTACATCCTGATTTAGAACTAATTGGACCTCTCATGTTTACTCCAATAAGTTGTAGTAATTTTCTAAGATTTTCCGGAGCTTGCACAGATGTAATATAATTCTCATTAGCAAGCATATCAGCCTTATAAGATAATACAGATGCCAAATATGAAAATAGTTCTACTAACATCATACCTAAGTCTGATTCTGAGAAACTATTATAATCCTCTGGGTATACAGCTTTTATATAATTAGTTAACGCTGTTTTAAATTCAGGNAATTCAGCAGCAGAATAATCAATTTTATTAGACTTTAGTCTAGGTGATAAATCTCCTAGGGATATAAAATCAGTAGTAATAGAGCCATCAAATGCGCTTGTGTTATAAATTCCTTTTAGTGTGTCTTGTATAGTCATTATATTATAATATCCAAAATTTGTGGGTTTATTAGTTCTCCTTTAATTTGGAACTTTAGTTGTATAAATATCTTATGCCGACCCCTACTTTTAGGGTGTGAATCCCATGACATCTCAAGAGCTAGAATTTCCACTTCAGGATGATACTTATTTATAGAGAATCTAATCTCAGATTTTAACGAAGCCATTAGGTCAGACGTAAAAGGTTCAAATACAGATTTTCTCAAAGATGTACCAAATTCAGGATTCATAACTCTTTCACCTTTACTGGTCAAGAGTAGTTGTTTTAATCCTGACATTGTAGTTTGAGCTCCATCTGTTTTAGCAAAAAACCCACCAACCCCCTCTACTACCGGGAATGAAACTCCATGGAAGGGGGTAGTTTTAGATGTCGTTAATAGCGAAATGTCGTCGTTTAGCATTATATTTTTATATTTTTGAAGAAGCCTTTCTGACCTCTAAAATTAGTTTTAACCTCATTAGTAGTTAGGGCTTTAGAATATACTTTAAAACTCCCTAAAAATCCATCAAGACCACTTTTAGCTCCTGGGCTTATACTTCCTAAGGATGGGTAGTGTTGAGATGCGGGAGGTGCACCGTATACAGAGTTAGTGTTATACCCTAAGAAACCCGGGTCATAACTTCCAAGGGATTCCTTTTGAAGTATATTATCTGAAAATCCTCCACCTAGGATCCAAGGAGTAAAGCTCAAACCTAAAGCTCCGATAAGTGGACCGTTATTCCCAGAGGGAGTCCAGCTTGATATATACGTAGAATCCCCAGAAGCTGTAATAGATGGAACTCCTATGAAATCAGATTTCTGCAGATCAAATGTGAGACCAAGACCTGAAGTACATAAAAGTTCACCGTCCATATACATTTTTAAATTTTTCTTTGCGTAGTTAAAAACTATTGACATGTGAACAAACGAAGAAGTGACATCAGATATACTAACCCCATTAGAGATAATATCATTTGGTATAACTGCTCCAAGTTCAGCACCACTACTATTTTCAGCAATAGCTATGCTATGACCAATAGTCTCATTATTAAGGTTCTGAGATACAGTAGGGAATACTCCGAACTCTAGTCCGCTTGAAGTTACTCCAGTACCGCCTTTATCCCTAAACCCTATAATCATACCATGAGTTTTGGCTGTGTCGTGGTTTCCATTCTTATTTGTTCTAGTGGCATCTACAATCCCTTGTCTAGACCCAAAGTGGGGAGAACCCCCTGAATTTTCACATCCCATAACTAGTCTATACCTGTGAGAGTTGGTAAAGGTTAGACTTG